CGTTGCCGAGGCGTTCGTCCGCTCCAAGGCCCTGGAGCAGTACCGGGCCAGCGGCATGCGCGGCAAGTTCAGCGTCGAGTACCGCGACGCCCCGGCCGGCACCGTTACAACCAGCACCTACCCGAAGCAGAACACCCGGGTACCGGGAATCATCCCGCAGAACCCCGACTACCCGCTGCTGATCGCCAACCTCCTCGACCGGCAGACCTCCGACGGCACCACCCTGGAGTACCTGCGGGACACCTCCGGCCCGGTCACCGGCGGCGGCACCTGGAACAAGGCCGCGGTCGTCGCAGAGGGCACCACCAAGCCGATGTCCGGCCCCTTCACCTTCGACCTGATCACCACCAGCCTGAAGACCGTCGCCCACTGGGTGCCGATCACGAGGCAGGCCGCTGACGACAACGGCCAGCTGGTCGGCTACGTCGAAGGGCGCCTCCGGTACGGCCTGGACTTCAAGCTCGACCGGCAGATCCTCACCGGCAACGGCACCTCGGAGATGCAGGGGATCCTCACGACCTCCGGCATCAACACCTACCAGCCCGGCTCCGGCAACACCGACGCGAAGCTCATCACCGTCCGCAAGGCGAAGACCGTCGCTGAGCTGGCGCTGTACCCGCCGGACGCCGTGGTCCTCAACCCCAGCGACTGGCAGGACATCGAGCTCGACACCGACGGCACCGGCAACTTCCGGGTCATCGCCAACGTCCAGGAGGCACACGGCCCGAGCAGGATCTGGGGCCTGACCGTCGTCACGTCCGTAGCGATGGCGGCCGGTACCGCGCTGCTCGGCGGGTTCCGACTTGGCGCGACGCTGTGGGAGCGGCAGGGCATCACGATCCTGATGTCCGACTCGCACGCGGACTTCTTCATCGCCAACACCTTGGTGATCCTGGCCGAGCGCCGGGCCAACGTTGCGGTGCACACGCCGCTCGCGTTCACCAAGATCACGTTCGCGGCGCTGCCGTAATGGCCAGCCAGAGCGTGCCGATCCAGGCCAACCTCACCCAGGGCACCGCCCGCGCCGGCCAGCAGACCGTCGACCTGGTCGTCGTCTCCGGCGGCGCCGCCATGATGACCGGCTCCAAGCCGACCATCAACAACCAGTCCCCGGCGTTCGCCGACCTGACGGCCATGACCACCGCCTACAACAACCTGCTGGTCGCGCTCCGCGCCCGCGGCGTGATCGGAGGCAGCTGATGGCCGCTGCCAAGCCCACCGCAGCGAAGGAGGAGACCCCGGCCGAGCCGGTTGAGGTCCCCACCGAGGAGCCGACCCCGGACGCCCCGCCGGCCGAGGCCGCCCCGGACCCTGCTCCCGCGGCCCTGCCGCCGGCCACCGTCCGGCCGCGCGAGTACGTCACCGGCATCGGCTGGGAGGTCGGCCAGCCCGCACCCACCGACGCCTACCGGGCGCTCGACAAGGACGGCCAGCTCGACGGCCCGGCCGTCATCGCTCACCCGGGCGGCGGTGCCGTGCAGATCATCGTCGCTGGCGCCCTCGTCACCGAGGGCGTCGTCCGGGCCCTCACCGCCGCTGACACCCCGCCGACCAGCGTCAACGTGGACTGAGGAGCACCGTGTACTGCACCGTCGCGCAGGCCCGAGCAGCTGGCGTCACCGGCACCGACCCGGAGGTCGAGGCGTGGATCGCGCTCGCCCAGACCCGGGTCGACGCCTACACGCAGCAGGTGTTCGAGCCGACCGACCTCACCGTCGCCGGTGAGGTCGGCGCGACGGGCCTCATCCTGCTGCCCCGCCGGGTCCGCACCATCACCGAGGTGGCGCTGGCCGTCGGCCCCGGCGCGGACACCCACCCCGTGCCGGCCTCCGCGTACCGGGCCACCAGCTCGGCCGTCCTCGGGCAGGTCGACGCGGTGCAGCTCGCGCAGGGCGGCTTCGACGACCTGGTCGCCGGTGCCGAGTCCTACTCGGGCGGGTGGCCGGCGCTCTGGTACCGGTGGGGCAAGTCCGCGATGGTCGCGGGCAGCTTCGGGTACGACGCCCCGCCGCCCGGGGTGGACCTGGCGACGGCTCAGGTCGCCGCGTGGGTCCAGGGCGTCACCACGGGGCAGGGCACGCCGGGTGGCGGTGTCGCCCCGGGCGGCCTGGCCGTGGACGACGAGGGCAACAACGTCGTCATCGAGCCCGCGACGGGCGACGACGCTGCAGCGCCGCCGACCGCCGGGACGGGCGTCGCCACCGCCGACGTCCTCCTCGCCCCCTACCTCAACCGGTACAACATGCTGGCGGGTGTCTGATGGGCGGCCTCAGCTACCGCGTTGACGCAGGTCAGTTCCAGTCCGCCCTGCGTGATGCGATCTCCCGGATCAGCGGCGAGTCCCGCCGCGCGACCCGCCTTGCGGCCAACGACATGGTGAAGCACGCCAAGTCGCTGTGCCGGGTGAACACCGGCCGGCTGCGGTCCAGCATCGTTGCGATCGAGTCCGGCGGTCGGTTCACGTTCACCGTGACCATCGGGACGAACGTCGAGTACGCCGCCGACGTGGAGTACGGGACCGCGCCGCACGTCATCTACCCGAAGGACAAGAAGGCGCTGTTCTGGCCCGGCGCCGCGCACCCGGTGGCGAAGGTCAACCATCCCGGTACTCGGCCGTATCCGTTCATGCGGCCGGCCGTGGCGATGGCGGAGACGTACCTGCGCAAGTACGCGAAGGGGATCCGCTGATGGCCGCCACCACTGCGGGCAGCTTCCGGGCCTACCTCACCCCGTTCCTCGACGGGTTCCTCGTGTCCCGCGACGGGCCCGCGGAGGGCCAGCCCCTGCCGTACGTCGTCGTGCAGGAGGGCACCAACTACGCCCCCCACCCCACCGCCAACGGCGACGACGGCGACCCCGGCCGGACCCTGACCATCCAGGAGCTGGTGCAGGTCGACGTCATCCAGCAGGCCCGCACCCAGGCCGGCGGCGGCGCCCCGTCCACCGAGGACTACGACGTCGCCGAGCACGTCATGTGGCTGTGCTCCCAGTCCCTGCTGCCTGGCGCCCCGACGGCCGTGACCAGCGTCAAGTTCCAGGCGGCACACCGCGAACCGATCGTCGACAACATCGTGCGGCACGTCATCACCGTGCTCGTCACCCGCGACCTCAAGAAGCCCGGAGGCACCCCGTGACCACCCCCATCGACCCGCCGCCGCTGGAGCCGGAGGACGCCCCCGGCGGCTGCACCTGGTACCCGGCGGAGCTGTGCCAGCGAGACGGCTGGTGGACGCCGCCGACCCTGGCGGACATCCCCCCGGAGTGGCCGGCCTGGCGGATGCCGACCTGGTACGCGGACCGCACCGGGTCCGTGCGCGTACCCGGTCCGCCCGGGCTGCCCGGTACCCAGCAGTACCTGTTCGGCGGGTGGCTGCCGTGGCAGTCCGGCGCTGACCGGTACGACGCGGCCGCGCAGTGGCCGGACGCCGAGCGCCTCACCGTCGCCGACATGCTCGCCGACCTGTACCCGCCGGCACCGGCCCCGGAGGAACCGCCCGCCCCGGCTGCCGCCGAGGAGGCCCCGGCGGAGCTGGACGTCCCGCCCCTGACCACTCCGACTCTCGGCCGCCTGGCCAAGCCCGAAGGGAACTGACCGATGCCCGTTCTGCCGCACGTCACGAAGCTTTTCAGCATCCAGGACTGCAAGATCACGCCTCTGCTGACCGACCCGGTCGGCGGCACCGCGACGTACGCCGCGCAGTCCATCGACGTCCCCGGCATCCAGGTGCTGACCGTCGCCGGGTCCATCCAGTCGAAGTCCCTGCGGGGCGACAACAAGCTCCTCGACACCGAGAGCTTCATCGACGGGGTGACCGCGTCGGCGGAGCACGCCCGGCTGTCCCTCGACGTCCTCGCGGCGATCCTCGGCGGGATCGTCACCGACTCCGGTACGACCCCCGCGCAGAAGTCCACGTGGGGCCTGACCGGCGCGAACGCGATCCTCCCCTACTTCAAGGTCGAGGGCGTCACCCCGCCCAACGGGTCCGACCTGCTCGGCGGCGACGTCCA